CGATCGGCACGTCGAATTCCACGGCAAGACCACGTAACTCTTCAGCAATAGACTTGATATACGAATACGAGTTAATAGCACCGCCCATTCCTTTCATACGCGCACTGGCGCAGATGTTGAGATAATCAATATAGATGATATCGGGGACAAACTGTTTCTTCAGTTTGAGTTCATTAAACAACGCACGGAAGTGGTTCGCGTGTGCACTACCCGTGGGATATTCTTTGATGATCAGTTTGCCAGTTGTCTTCTCTGCGATACTCTGAACACGGTTTGAAAACATGTCCTTACTCAGATGTTCCAGCTGGTCTATCGGTACGTTGAGTAGATTCGCATCGATCCGTTCTGCGATACGCTCTTCAGCCATCTCCATAGTGATGTAAAGGACATTCTTCCCCTGTGATAAGGCAGCACCAGCACTATGACACATGAAGAGAGATTTACCGACACCCGTACCTGCCAGTGCGATGTTGAGGGTTTTATTAGGTAATCCACCCTTAGTGATGCGGTTAAAGTAATCCAGATCGAACGAAATGCGTTCTTCATCAAGATGATAAAACTCCCAACGATCGTCGATATTTTCGAGATAGTCGTGACCAATGTTCGTATCAAAAGAGACACCCAACGCTTTAGATAGAATATCTGGTATCGCATTCTTAGATAATTTTTGATGTTTGCCGTCAAGAATACTTATAGATTCCATGACCGCATTAAACACTGCACGATCTTGACACCACTTCTCAGTGCGATCAACTAACCAGTCCGAGTCTTCGGCGCTGTAGTTAAAGATGTCAGGTAGTATCTCCATGGCATGGCGATACTGTTCATCTGTCAAACGATCTTCAGAGTCAATCTCAATCTTGAATGCCTCTAGTGTAGGCAGTCTGTTGAACTTGGCAATGTAAGAGGTGAATTCTTTGAAGAGACCATTGTAGGTCCCCTCAAAGTATTCAGGTGAGAGAAAGGCTGCAACCTTTCTCATGTATGAATCGTTAGTCAGTAGATTCCGTAGAATCGTCTGCTGTAGATTGATTTCCGTCATTTTCTTCCCGTGTAGTAATTGCAGCTTCTAGAATATCTTGCAACACATCTGCCGCAAACTTTTGCATTTCTAAATTCTCAAGCGTGTTCTCGGGATTCTCACTTTCGATGATATCAAAGTTGAATCGTAACGTTCCCTCTTTACCATCTAGTTGAACGTTATTATATCGAATCGTCACATCTTCAAAAGGATTTCTCAAGAAACTCACGTTCCAGAATTCATTACCTTGTGTATCATACGCTGAAATTAACTCGTAGTCAAGATGTTCGGATGGTTTATCTAAGTTTAGTTCTTTCACACTGCCTCCTCAACAATGGTTTCTGCATTGATCACACTGTTGTGACCAATCTTGTAGGTCTTCTGAAGGAACCCAGCAAAGTCTGTTGCTTCAAAAATAGGTTCCCAGAACTCTGCATTAAGTGTGTCTTTGGTGCGCACCTTGTTACCGACGACTTCACCAGTAGAGGTATCGACACGTTGATACCAACCATTAGATGGTTTCACAACGTATCCACCAACGAGTGCAACATCAAGAAGACCGGAGTACTTCTGCACTCCACCTTCCCACGAGACGCCAATCGGAATCTTTGACTTCTCTTTGACATATCGGGACTTCTCTACATTGATCACAAAGTCATAACCAACGATCTCAGTGCCCTGCTTCTCTTGACGACGACCGATAATCCAGATGTTGTCTGCAGAGTAATAGATGCCTGTGCCACCACTCACGATATCTTTCGGGAACAAACCGATCTCTTTGTATGTGTGATTGATCGCAATCATTGGGATGTTCTTCATCGCAAGATAAGGTGTTGACATGCGGAACAGACCCTTCAGTGCCTTCGCACGAGACATGTCTGCAACACCCTTCTCGTTTAGTGCGTCCTCTAGTTCTTTCTTAGACGCTAGATTACCAATTGAGTCTATGACAATAATGACATCATCTTCGCGATCTAACTGTTCTAACTGGTTGATCATGTCAAACTTCAGTTCTTCGACATTTGCAATCGGTGTGTGCAACACACGACTCGTATCGATACCGAACTGTTCAAAGTATGACTGCGGCGAACCAAACTCTGAATCATAGAACAACATAACTGCGTCTGGTTTAGCGTTGAGATATGCACCCGCCATGAGTAAGGCGAATGATGTCTTAAAATGTTTTGATGGTCCAGCGAGGACAGTCAGTCCAGGCGTCACACCACCATTGACAGATCCCGACAACGCGACATTCACCATCGGAACGTCGGTCGGAACCATGTCTTTCTCTGTGAAGAACTTACTCGTCGAGAGAGTCGCCGTCTCCTTTATCTTGCTGTTCTTCTTCAGTTTGTCCATTATCGACATTCTTTTTGCCTCCAAAATCTACGAATGTAATATTGTTTACTTTTTCACGATCATCAAGGTCATATTGTACCCTATAATCGCTATTGATGTCAAGTACTCTTTCAAGAAGATCAAAGGAATGTTCGTTGCCTTCTCGATCTTCAAACGTAGAAAATCGTAAGAATGCCTTTGTGTCTTTAGGGAGACACGCGCCACCGAAACCACGCTTACCATCAAATCCTGGAACACGAGTATGACCCATGCCGACACGATCATCTTTACCGGCAGCTCGCACTACAGTGTTGTAGTTGCAACCATACATGTTGATCAGATCATACAACTGATTGAAGAATGTGATCTTGGTTGATAGGAATGAGTTGATCGTGTATTTTACAAACGATGCCTCGTATGCAGTCATACGGTGATAGTCATTTGACTCACACGCACTAAAGATTTCATACACATCGATGACTTCTGCAACTGACTGAGGAGTGCCACCGATGACATGAAACTTTGCAGAGACGAAATCTGCCTTTGCGTTTTTCTCTGTCAGAAACTCAGGATTATAGGCAAAACGATCTGCCTGTTCTTTCGTGATCTGTTGATAAATTCTATCAACCGCATCTGGTGTGATAGTTGACTTGATGATTACAAGAGCATCTGTTTCATGTAAACACTTCAGTGCAGACTCTTCAACAATAGAAGAATTGACAGAACCATCGTCATTCGAAGGTGTCGGTGCGCAGATGAAGAAACAAGTCGGAGTCTCATCAAGTGTTTTTGATGACAAGTCATCTAGACCTGTGTTATACTTTGGATCAAATAGTGCGAAGTCGACTATAGGATGCGTGAATGCATATTCTACAGCTTGTCCGACAAATCCATGCCCCACAATACCAATTAAAAACCTTGCGGGTGCGCCGTCCGGCATCATTCTAGACATTAGTCTACCTCGTTATATTCTTTGTACCACTCGTAAAATCTTTCAACACCTTCTGCGATACTCACTTTTGGTTGATAACCAAGTGCGCCAAGTTTAGATGTGTCTGACCATGTTTCCTTGGTGTCTGCCGGATGCTTAGGTGCAAGATTCTTAATTGCTGTCTTACCAGTGTTCTTTTCAATTTCACCAATAAAGTCCATCAACTCGACTTGTTCACCACGACCAATGTTAAAGATCTCACCAGACTGGATATCGGTGTTATCTAAGACGACTTCAATACCGTCCAAAATGTCATCAATATAAGTGAAGTCGCGCTTCATGTCACCATAATTATACACGGTTATTTCTTTTTCGTCAAGAATGTTCTTAGTGAAATCAAACAATGCCATATCCGGACGGCCCCAAGGACCATAGACTGTGAAGAAACGCAGACCGACAGTATTGAGACCAGACGACTGCATCTGACACTCGTTCGCCCACTTGGTGTATCCGTATGCGTTCAACTGCTTACCATGTTCGCGACCTTCCACCCATGGCACCGGAGCGCCAGCATAAATGCATGAAGTTGACGCATAGACGATACGCGTTTTTGGTAAATGCCTTTTACAAACATCAATCAGGTTCTGCGTCCCATCGATATTATTTGCGTGATAACTCTTCTCTTTACCTAGTGAGTCGCGCACACCTGCCATCGCACCTAAGTGCACGATAGTGTCTGGTTTAAAATCCCACAAGAGTGCTTCTAACTTGACCTCATCTGTTAGGTCGCATCCCCAAATATCAAGGTTAAAGTGGACCATGCGGTCGCGTTTCAACTTTGGAGTATATAAGTGGTTGTTAAAATTGTCAATTCCCTTGACCGAAAGACCACGATCCATCAGCCGTTTTGATAACTGAGATCCAATGAATCCAGCGGCACCTGTAACTAAAACTCTTTTCATTTTATCCGTTCCTGTAAATATATTCTAATGCCCTGTCTGCTTCTGCAGTCAGTGGTCTATTTTCATACCAATTGCCTGTCTCAAGATCAAACTCGCGACATAGATCTGCAATCTGGTT